GGTTGCGATGTCGAGAGATTCGCTTGCAAGGTCTTCACCTGCGTCCAATGCGTCAAAGTAGGTCTGGAATGCGTCAACTGCTACGCCTGTCGGGATGCAGGTGATCGTTGCGCCTAGCGATTGCAAAGCCATGTCAACAGTTCCGATGCCGTCAACTGTGATGGGCGATAGTCCAAGGTCAAATGCGATTTCAAAACCTGCTTCGCTCATGAATGCAAGCGAGCCTCCAAGCGTTGCCGTATATGGCGCGGTGATGATCTTGCTAGGGTCAAATGCCGTGCCGATTGCACCACCTGCCGAAAGTGCCATGTAATCGGTTACGTCTGCCGGATCTCCACCGATAGAAAGCAAGCCAGTGAATTGCACGCTGCCGAATGCGGTATTGTTAGCCGTTGCGCGGATGCTAGGGATTTGAGTAATCGCGGCGTTTTTGATAGTGTAGGTTTTATCCAAGGCGGTGATGACAAGCGGCTTGTCAGTTCCGCCGTAAATGCCAGTTCCCATCGCGGTATTACCTAGCGCATAAAGAACGGTCAGCGCCTCAATCTCTCCCACTGGTTCAAACTCCACGACAATCTGGAAATCAGTTTTCGACTTGCTAACTGGTCCGTATGCGTCCGTTTCCTTGTCAAAAGTCGCGTTTGTTTGCGTCAAAGTAACGCCGCCTTTGCTGTAAAATGTCGCGCTATCGTATGCAATTTTGCATGGTCCGCGAACGATGGTGGTTCTGTCAAATGTTGGCATAATGTTTTATCGGGTTGGTGATTGGTTTGAAAGTTGAATTGGTATCACAAATGATACGGCTTGCGTCAGGAAAGAATCGTTTGCGAGTTGTGACATTCCATCAAAAATGAAAACGCCGCCCGTCAAAGCAACATCGTCTTTGTCAAATGGTTGTGTGTGATGAATAATACGCGCTACTGCTTCGGCAATCTCGGTGCATGATGGAACATGACCAGCGCGTGAAGATCGCCATACGCTCGGAATCTCACTCACTGTCACTTGAAAGCGGGAAGCCGTCATGCTTGGTCCGGGCGTGTCGGGTGTATCCGTTTCACTTCCCACGAAGTTCACAAGACACATAACGCCAGTGGATTTCATCGCGCGTTCAATCTCATTGTCGATGTTCTTCACATCTTCGACAACAACGGGAATTAGTGGAACGGTGCGAAAATAGTCGTGATCGCGCAATGTATCTGCGATGCTCTCAACTACTTGTCGAATCAGGCTCATGGCGATGTGGAAAAGTCCATTAAAGTGCTGCCACCATAACGAAAACTGCTTGCGGTTGTCGCAATGAATGAAGTTGCGCCAGCATCGTCGCTGTCTGCGTTGTTGTTGGCAAGATCGTCAAGGTAGTTGTTCGCTTCCTCAAAATCTGCTTTTCTATCGTCGCCATTGTATTGCGCTAATGACGGAAATACGCTAGTCAGTTCACGCCGTGCAATCGCGTATGCGTGACGTTGAGCGCCGGATGGGACATAGCGCGTAGTATTGACAACGGGAGGCAAAGCGCGTTTACGTCTGCCAGCATTCACGCGACTGGCAAAGTCCTGTGCTACGTCTTGCAATACAGATTCGCACTTTTCCTCTGGCGTTGAGGAATCGTCTAACAAGGCAGAAAGCTCATCCGAAGATAAGCGTTCACGGAGTCCGGCAAATGTTAGAATTGTCCACGCCATAAAAGATTTAAGTTTGGGCGCGCGGGGAAAATACTAAACCCGCGCGCCCTTGCTATGAAACACCACACTGGAGAGGTATCAGAAAAGCAACTTGATGACCATATCTCCGGTGACAGTGCCGGCGGTTGCGGTCATAGTTTGCTCGACTCGCACATAACGGCGAGTGACAGGAGGCAGTTTGAAGCGCACTGTTTTCGCAGCGATGCCAGCACCACCAGCGGCGGTCTGAGTCGTTACGATAGTTGGATCAAGAACGGCGAAGGTAGTCCCATCAGCGGAGTCCTTGACCGTGTAGGTCACGACTTTCGCATCAGTAATACCAGCGGCGGCAGGTCCGGCGATTTCCATCACCATCGCTTCAATGTCGCCACCTACGGCTTGTTCAAGATCAAAGGTTGCGGAGTTAGCGCCACCCTGAGCAAGTGCCACGGTAGAGACGTAATTTGCGTCCTGTAAATTGCGGTTAAATTCGTATGCCATAATATTGTTCTGTTAGTTATTAGCTGAGGGTTTCGGTGTCGGTGATGGAATCAGTGATAATGATCGGGATTCCAAACGATTCAGTTGGACGGCCTGGCAGAATACCCGTAAAGGCTTCCTGCTTGGTGTTCGGTGCGGTTGTGCGGCTCGTTTGCAGTTGGAATGCGCTACGGCGATTCATCAGCAAGTGAGTTGGAGTCTCGCCAATCGGGAACTTGCTAAGAAGCTCTGCGATTTTCGCATCGGTAACACCTTTGCCGGAATCAGCGGTAACGTCTTTCAAACGTCCGATTGCGTATTTATTCACGCACTGAAGACCGATCCATGCGGTAAGGTCTGCGATGAGCGCGGCATAGCGTGCGCCTGCTGCGTCTGTTGCGTCACCTTCGCGGAATGCGCTAAGGTCAAAGGTTGTGCCGTTGCCGTAAACGTAGGAAACGCCAGTGTTACCCGCTTTGATAGCGTAAACCGACGATGCTGTGCCTGCGGTTGTGCCGCCTGCGTCAACGATGATGTCACCACCAAGCGCGCTTTGCAGGGTTTGTAATCCGGTAAAGCCTTTCGAGCTTGCTGAGTCACCATAGATGGTTTGTGTTCCCACGGTAGTGAGAGCGGCTTTCATCACGCCAGCGGCTTCGATGGCTTGCAAGGCTGCTTCGCCGTCTTCGTAGCCACGGGCAACTGCCTTGTCAACTTCGATGCGTGCCGATAGAATAAAGCATTCCACAAGGCGTTCGGTGAAGTTGGATTTAGTGGCTGCCGTTCCTTCATTGGCTTGTCGAAAAGCTACAGATGGGCGGGAGTTACGCGCAACGGTCTTATAGGACGTTCCACGGATGGTTCGCGCTGGGATGATAGTCACCTCAGGCGATACGGAAGCGACTTCTTCGATCAAGCCAACAACTGCGTCAGCTCCGTTAAGTTTCGCCAAGTCAAGTAATGTCAGGTTATTAGGCATTGTAGTTTAGTTGTTGGAGATTAGTCTTTTTGAGCGGCAAAGACGGCTTGCACCTTGTCCAGTCCGGTCAGTTCGGGTTTGTTTGGTTCTTCCACGCGACCAGCAAGCACTTTGCTTTCTAGATCAACTTTGGAAGGGATGGATTTGAGAATGCTGATTGCGTTCTTGTCAGCTTTGATAGAGTTGAGCCAAAAACCTTTTGCAGCGTCATCTTGTGGCGCGATGCGTCCGGCGGTCACTGCTTCATCAATGGCGGCATTCGCTTCGGCTTCGATAGCGGCGGATTGCTCTGCTTTCAAATCGGCAACCTCTTTTTCAAGGTCTGCGATTTTGCTAGCGGCAATGTCGGCGCTTGCTTGCACGGTGTTTGCTTTTTCAGCATCGGCGCGCAATGCTTGGATTTTTGCCTTGGCGCTTTCAAGTGCCGTAGCTTCGTCGTGACCTGCTTCCACAAGTCCAAGTTCAATCAAGTGTTCAATCATTTTGTTAGGTTGTTCGGTGTGAGATGCGGCAATTCGCGGGATTTCTTCAAATGCAGGGTCATTGACTAGCGAGCCAATTTCGCCACGCTTAGGAAGTCCAATGGGCGTTCCGTTGTCATCAACAAGGAACGTAGGGGAAAAATAGGAGTAGTCCTTACCGTCGATTGCAGCGCGTCCGGCTTGTGTCCATTCAACGTCAAGCACCAAGCCAACGCCGGATTCATAGCGGAACTCCTGAGGAATGAACGATGCCGCTCCGGTCTTGTGGTCAAACCCTGCGAATGGGCGCACGTTAGATTCTTGGCGCTCTTTCAGTTGTTCACGGAATGAAGCTAGGATGCTTTCGTTTACATCGACCGTAAGCGTTGCGGGTTTTCCGCCCTTGCTTGCGCTGATCTGATGTTTGCCCTCTGGCAAGTAAACGATACTCTCCACCTGAGTCAACTCAGATTGAAAAGCGGCGGTTACTTTCGTGCCAGACATGCGTTAATCTTTGCATGTATATTTGAAACGGATATATAAATATTTTTATGCCGTAACGTCCTTTTCTATCACATCAAGAACGCCGTTCATAAATGCCGTAACATAGCTATTCTCTGGCGGTAACGCGCCTGGCCATGGCTTTTGATTCACTGATTTTTTCAGCGCAAATACTCCGATTGGTTTATCGCCTTCATTCTCGCCCGCCATCATAAGCGCGCCTTTAATGATGAAAAGAGGCGCAATCGTTCGACTGAATTGTTTTGCAGTCATCCCATGCGCTTGCGGGTGTATTGGAATCGTTAGAAACTTTTTCCGCTTGGCGCGAATCGTGCCGCCTGTGATTTTTTGCGATAGTCCGATATGGTCATTCTCTAATACTGCGCCTGTAGCGTTTGAACTTTTCACCGTCCATTGTTCCGTGCCGCGCCACCATTGTGTAACTCGCCTGCCTGCGCCGTGTGTCGGTCCTACGCCATTTGTCCAAAGATTGCGCCCTCTGTTTTGGTAATACGCCTGAACTACGGTTTCCGCTTCGTGCGCGCCTGCTGCGATAGCTTTCCGGCGCATCTGTGGCGATTGTAGCTTTATCATCGAAGACAGGGCTGAGTCTAACCCGCTAGTCTTGACGCTAACTCGCAAGAATGTTTTGCCCGTGTTCATAATTCTTTCGCTGCTGCCTCGCTCATTTCTTCGACAAGGGCATTTTCAAGCGCTCGTTTGTCTAGCATTCCATACATTTGCGGAATACGCTCAATTACAGATTCCACTTCCCGCTGAAATGCGCCAATGGTCATTCTGTTGGATTTATCTAGCAAATCCGCAAGAGTCGAATCCATGGGAGCAAGCCATGTTCTCGCCAGTTCTCGGAGTTGTCGCTTATCCATCATTTGATTTTGGCGATACGTTCCATTGCCCACGCTTTGCCAGCATCACCGCCGAAAGCGTGATACTCCTGCCAGCGTTTGCCGTTTTCTTTCCAGCCTTCCTGATTGCTAGCTTCAACCTGCGAGAAGAATAGCGCCATAGCTTTGACCGTTTCCGGCTCCATGCGCACACGGTCTGCAATGTCACGCGCACGCATGACGTATGCGCTTCCCATGCCTCTCTCTTTGTCGCCCTTGTTGCGCTTTGCATCCAATGCTTTCATCGCTGCTTGCGCCATTTCTTCGCTTGGCGTTAGGTCAAGATCGGATTCTTCATCGTCATCGTCTTCCATGTCAGGCGTTTCCGGCGCGTCTGGTTCCTCCATGCCGTCATCATCGCCAAACAGTTCCTCACCATCCTCAGGCATTGGAATCTCGAGCATTTCATACGCCCATTTCTTCGTGACTGGCAAACCAATGTCCTTTGTGATGATCTTAACACGTTCCGCAATCGTTTTCTGATCTTTCGGCTCAGGAACTACGATTTCAGCATACGGCATATCTTCGCTCGCCACCTTGCCAAAGTTCACGCGCACGATTGCCGGAATGAGTTGAGTCGTCACGATTCCCGCCATCCATGATGCGACTGCGTCAATATACTCGCGCCGGATGCCTGCGTGAACGTCACCAAGCGCGCGTGAACCTGTTCCGGTGTTGTCCGTGGTGAGCGTCTGACCCAATAGCAGAATGTCACAAGCTCGGTCTGCAATGTCCTGTAATACCACTTGTGGCAATCCGTCTGCGCTGCCAGAAACGCCGTCCACGATGTTGAGTTTAACGCCGCTGCCTGTAACTGCCCATCCGTTCGCGCCAATGCTTTCTAGTAGGTCCTCGGCGCTAGTCATCGCCTCTGCTGTTCCGTCCGTTTCGACATGCCGCCATGGAATGCCAAATAACTGCGCGTATTGCATCATCCATCCAAGTCCATAATCGCTAGGCAATCAGCCGGAAGCTAAGACGGCGGGGCAGATAGCGGCATTCTGCGACTTTGCGGCGGGGCGCGATGAGAACTGCCTTGCTATCAGGCGCGGCAATACGGCGCGCATTGTCAAAGCATGGGTGGAGAAAGACACAATGCAGGCGGTTCAGCAATTCATACGTTTGTTTGAATCTGAAAAACTCATGCCATCTCAAATATGGGGCGATGCGGACGGATTAGGCACTGTCATGATCGACGCGCTGGCAGAATGCGGATGGCGCATAAATCGCTTTCACGGTGGGCAACCGAGCAGAGAGCCGGAGGAATACGCAAGCATGATTGCCGAAGTTTGGCATGTAGGTTGCAGAGAGATTGAACGGGGGCGCGTGCATTTGATCGACCTTGACAATAAGACATTCGAGCAACTAAGCACACGGAAAAGCGAATGGGCAGCGAATGGCAAGTTGCGCGTGGAGGATAAGGAGAAAATGCGATCACACGGGCTGAAATCACCGGACAGGGCTGATGCGTTGCTTGGGTGCATAGTTTGCGGACCGTCTATGAATGGGCAAATCACGGGTGAGACGCAATCGCTTATCCGCCGCAATGACTTCTCGACACGGGCAATCCGCAAGTTTAACGCTATCTAAAATTAACACTTGACAAGCTAACCTTAGCTAGTGTAGAGCAAGCGCATGACTCCCGCCGAACGTAAAGGCATTGTTGCGCCATTGCCTGCAAACTATCGCACGAACGATTTTGACCTAGCCAATGTCACGCCTGAGCAGGTGCGGCAAATCTTGCGCAATGTTCGCACCGGACGACTGGAAGACCAAGACCGCCTGTTTAGAATGATGGTGGACACATGGCCGCGCTTGCGTAAAGCATTGAATGAGATTGCGGGGGCGGTATCTAAACTCCCGCTTGAAATCAAAGCACCGATCAGAGAGGGCATGGAAGAACCAACGCCGCAAGCGCAACGGATTACTGATGTAGTCAAACGCGC